TGTGTCAGAATCTAGCACATTTGAAGAAGCCCCAGAATTGATAGTAAAAAATGTGTCAGAATCTGGCACATTTGAAGAAGCCCCAGAATTGATAGTAAAAAATGTGTCAGAATCTGGCACATCTGAAATATACATGGTAGTAGAGAAACGGCAACTTAGAGGCGGATATGAATTAGATATGATTGATGAGCTGGTTTTGCAATTTGAATCTTATTTGCAAATTGCAAAGCCAGAAAAAATGGACTATCATGTGGCAAAATATAGTTGTTTGTTAGATGCACTGTATCTGCTCAAAGAGAGAATGGTATCAGAAGAACAACAGAAAGGAGTAAAAGTATGACTTATGCAGAGTTGAAAATAAATGCACAGATAAAGTTAAAACAAAAACCAGACGAAGCGAGAATGCCAGTTCGGGCGACAAGATATACTGTGGTGGCGAAATATCCACATATGTGTATCGTGGAAGATTCCAAGGGCAGACGGAGAGGCGTAGCAGTCGGTGAATTAATAATGAATAAGGTTATCACACAGGAACCATGTTTTGAGGCAATGAGAAAAGAGTGCGCGAAGGATAAAACATCTTCAGCGTGGCATAAACGAGAAGTAAAGTGTCCGGTTGAGTATGCTCCATAAGGGGAAGAAAGAATTGTAATGTTGTGGAGTCTAAATAAGAAGAATAGAAAGAGAGGAAAGCTTAGAATGACCAATATTGAGTATATGCGGCAGAAAATTGTTGAAACGGTGATGGGATTAGATGAAATGGAGCTGTTGCAAGTTGCTGATGATACAGAGATGAGCTTGAAAGAGACAGAAGGAGTATTTAATTGCCTTATCTGTGAAAAGGAATATGGGGAATGTGGCAGCAGCCCTTGTACGAATAAGCATTGTAGCAGATTCCTAGATTGGTGTGCAAAAGAGCATGTTGGTTAAAACTCGAATAATCGAGAAAATAAGAATTTAATCAGCTAAACTGAAATTTAAGGGGAAAATCATATGGCAGACATAAGGATTAAGATTATATATCGTGATGGAACAGAGGAAGAACACTACATTGATAGTTATAAAGTGCAAGATGGATGTCTTTGCACTTATATTAGATTTGGAAGAAATAGTGGAACGAGACACATTCCGCTAGACTTAATAAAAGAATACACAACATCTTAAAAAGGCAGCAGTACTATAAGGGGAATAAAAATGGTAGATAAACTTTATCTGAAAAATTATTTGCGCAAACAAGAAGAATTAGAAGCAACACGAATCAGATATTATTTATTATTAGATAAAGATGAACTTTCGTCTCCAGCGGGTAAAACAGATTTGCCCGCTGGAAATGCTGCGTTTAGTGCAGTTGAGAGCATAGTATGTAAAAAGGTTGCTGCGGAAGAAAAAATAAAAGAACTGAAAGAAGAATTGACAAAACAAAGTAAAGTTATAAATGCTATCTTGGAAAGATTAGAAAATCCATATGAAAAGCTGGTGATGCAGATGCGTTATGAAGATAAGCTTGAATGGGATGAGATAAGAGGAAAAATATTTGGAAGTAGAAAAGATTATAATGGGAATATCGAAAAGTATAATAATAAAGTTTTCAAGATACATGGAGCGGCGTTAAAGCATATAAAAGAATTGCAATCAGAAAAAAGTAGAAAATTATAACAATAAAAAGATAAAGGCACTTGACAATGCGCATTATAGGCGTATAATGATGTGTGTAAGGAGGACAAATGATGAAAACAAAGGACCTGATAAATCTTTTAGAAAAAAATGGGTGGAAATTTAAACGGCATGGTGGAAATCATGATGTTTATGAAAAAGATGGCAGAAGGGAAAGCATTGTAAGACACAGAGAAACAGACGAGGATTTAGCAAGAACAATTATTAAGCGGAATGGGCTGAAATAAGCCCATATCTGCAAAGTTAAAATATAAATGAAAGCGATAGGAGGTTATTTAGTATGAAAAAAGCATATCCTGTAATTTTGACAAAGGGGAAAAAATTTATATTGGCATATGTGCCAGACTTTGAAATTAATACGCAAGGGGAAGATGTAGCAGATGCGATTGAAATGGTGAGAGATGCGATTGGAGTTGTAGGGATAGATATGGAAGATGAAAATGAGAAGATACCGGAACCGACTGTGATTTCTGAAGTAAAAGTGGAATCGCCAGATGCAATTACAACACTTGTAGATGTTGATTTTTCAGAATACCGCAGGAAAAATGATTTGCGGGCAGTAAAAAAGAATTGTACCATTCCTTCATGGCTAAATTATGAAGCTGAAAAGGCAGGAATAAATTTTTCTGCACTTTTGACATCAGCGCTTAAAAGCGAATTACAGCTTTCGGGACGCTAAGATGTTTAAGAATCAAAAGCTATCTCATAGATATGTGGTAGCTTTTTTAATTTTATAATAAAAAAGTTGTTATCATATCGTGCACGATATGATAATATATAATTGTAAGGAGGTGAAACACAGATGGGCAAAAAACGAAAGAAAAAGCAAAAAAAGAGAACTTGCTCAAGCTCGTGACCGAACTGCTGATAGCCGTGGGAACGTTTTTAGCAGGGCTGGCAAGCTTAATACAAGTTCTAAGTGACTAAGGGAAAGGGGCGAAAGCCCCAGACCCTTAAATAAAGTATAGCACATCTGTAGAAATATGAAAATAAAATTTAACGAAATATTTTTAATTGCAGCATGGGTAATATTTATTGCATCAAAAAGAAATGCAATGTCAAGTATTATTCTAATGGCAGCAGGGTTATATGAATTATGTTATGTTGTTCCTAAACTGAGGAGGTGGATAAGAGATGCCCGTAGGAAATCCTAAAGCACAGTCGATTGCCACAAGAAAGTACGAGAAGAAAACAGGGTGGATTAGTAAATCCTATAAATTGAAAAAAGAAGTGGTTGAGGAATTTGCAAAAGCTTGTGAATCGAATGGAGAGAAACAGGCAACAGTACTTACCAGAATGATGAATGAGTATATTTCTACTTTGAAAGATAGTAAAAGATATACTAATTAGTCTAATAAAAGGGCAAAGAAAGAAAAAAATAAAAAAAGACAGTAAATGGCAGTAAATGGCATTGAAAAGCAGTAGTAAAGTGTGGTAATGTTATAATGTGATTTACAAACGAGGCAAGAAAGGCTACCCCATATATCTATATGAGGTAGCTTTTTTGATGTAAAAGTAAGCTGTTTTTAACATGAATGTAGGTTCTTCCACGCGATTTCAAAAGGCGTTGCGGGTCGGCGAGCCCAAGGCTTGGCTAGACAATAACTATTTTTTTTGGACATTGCCGAATTGGAGGGGAAGAGGTATGCAGAGAAATATAGAAGATTTTGAGGAATTATTGGTAAGCTCAAAAGTGCTGGAAGCCTTATTTAATGTGAAGTCGCGTACAATTCGAGATCTTGCTGACAAGGGGATAATCAAGCGTGATTCACATGGAAAATATTTATTTTGGAGTTCGGCAAAGAGTTATATTACTGCATTAAAGGTTGTAAATGCTGGAAAGGGCAATTCAATCGTTGAAGATGCTGAGAATGCAATTAATATTGATGTGGAAAAGGCACAGCATGAGCGTCTAAAAAAGCAAATTACAGAGATAAGACTACAGTTAATAAAAGGACAAGTACATAAAGCTGAGGATGTCGAAGCTGTGATGACGAACATGTTTGAGCGGTTTAAGTCTAAAATGACAGCAATCCCTTCAAAACTAGCCAGAAAAGTAGAGGGAAAGAACAGAATAGATATTCAGCGAATATTGAAAAAAGAAATCGACAATGCACTTGTTGAACTGGCAAGTTATAATCCAGCAGACTTTTACTCAAATGAACACATAAATATACCAGATGAGGCAATTAGTTCACTTGGAGTTGAAGATTATGACAATGGAGAAGATGGAACAGCATCTGAAACATAAAAAAGTAAGTTGGCATACACTGCAATTTATGTGTCGCCTGGCAGATAAATTGAAACCGAAAGAACCAATGACGATTAGTGAGTGGGCAGACAAATATATGGTTTTGCCAAAAGGATCTAATGAGGAAGGGCGATTTTCTTCTGAATCAATACCTTATCAAAAAGTGATTATGGATTCCATAACAGATCCAGAAGTCACAGATGTTGTGGTTATGAGTTCTTCTCAGGTAGGCAAGACAACGATTCTTATGTGTGGAATAGCGTATTATATAGATTATGAGCCAGCGACACAGATATTGGTATTGCCTACAATTAAAGATGCAGAAAAGTTTTCCAAAACACGATTTGCACAAGTAATTGCGGATATTCCACAACTGGCGTGCAAAGTTGCAGATCCAAAATCAAGAAATTCAAACAATACAATTCTTTTGAAAAGCTATCCAGGAGGGAGTATAGCAATTAGCGGAGCAAATTCACCAAGTTCATTAGCCTCCGATCCAAGAAGAATTGTTTGGATGGATGAAGTGGATCGTTTTCCAGAATCAGCAGGGACAGAAGGAAACCCGATTAAGTTGGCGGAAAAGAGAGCAACAAGTTTTTGGAATAAAAAACGTGTAAAAACTTCTACACCAACAATTGCAGGTAGAAGCAAGATAGAAGATGAGTACAATAAAGGCAGTATGGAGGAATGGAACGTACAATGTCCTGAATGCGGAGCATGGCAGCCATATAGTTTTAGAAGAATGGATTTTGGAACAATATCTATGGTATGTGCGGAATGTGGGGTTTTAGTACCGGAAAGAGCATGGAAGGATAGTAATCACAAATGGATTGCAGCGCACCCAGAACAAAAAAAAGTAAGGTCATTTCGATTAAATGAGATGTGCAGCCCTTTTGTAGATTGGTCTGAAATTATTGATAACTTTAAGGATGCAGACAGACGACTGAAGCGTTTCCACGATCCAGAGGATATGAAAGTATTTGTTAATACTGTATTGGGTGAGGTATGGGATGAAACAGATTATATTGAAAATGCAGTTGACGAGAACAAGCTCGAAAGCAGAGCAGAACTGTATCCCGCAGATATTCCAGAGGGAGTATTGCTTTTAACAGCTTCAATTGACGTACAGGGCAATCGATTTGAAGTTGAGATACGTGGATGGGCGCGCAATTATGAAACATGGGGAATATATAAGACCGAGATTGAAGGGAACCTGATTCTCGATGAGCCGTGGGATCGTCTTGCAGAATATTTGGATCAACCATTTTACTTTGAGGATGGGACGGAGTTAAGCATTGCCGGATTTGCTATTGATACTGGTGGAAGTTATACGAATAAAACCTATAAATGGGTTAAGAAGATGCGGACAAAGGGAAAGAAATGTTTTGGTGTAAAAGGATATGCTGGTAAACCAGATCTGAAACTGATACATCATAAGACGGTTGTTGATATAACGGAAGAGCGCGGAGGAAAGAAGGTTGTAGTTGACCGGACATTGATTTATATACTAGGCGTTGATTCAGGAAAAGACGATATTATGAATCGCCTGCAAATACAAGAAGCAGGTGAAGGGTATTGTCATTTCCCATTGGGGGAAGGACGTGGTTATGACAGTGAATATTATGAAGGACTGGTTAGTGAACAGAAAATCACCAAAAAAGTTAAAGGGGTACTGAAAACTGTTTGGGTAAAAAAGAGTGGTGTGAGAAATGAACCACTTGATTTATTTAATTATAATTATGCAGTAGTAGAATTGTTAAAACCAGATTGGGACAAGTTGGAGAAAAAGTTGCAGCAAGGATTGAATTATATGAAAAAGAATAACAAGAAAGGACAAAGACGACGGTCGATTAGTGGAATTGAGGTATAGTTATAGTATGAGAGTAATCATTAATAACAAGAAACAACTTGAAGAAGCAAAAGTACAGCTTGGTCTGTTAAAAAAAGCAAGAGAAAAAATTTTGAGTGGCGGACAATCTTATACAATTGGGCCTGGTCAGGTGACAAGGGCAAATTTAAAAGAAATTTCAGAAGAAATTTCAGCATATGAACAAGCTATTGATGTATATGAGACATACGGAACGACAAAGCGTAGAGCAAAGAGAGTCGTTCCATTAGGATAGGATGTAGAGATATGAGTTATTTTTCAGATAGGAAGCGTTTGTGGGCTGTGCAAAGAGAATTGAAAATTGCACAGGCGGAAAACCAAATGGCAAAAACAAAGGCAAATACGATGATGCTGGAAATGCAACAGAAGACAGCACAGCATTTTTTAAATACGGGTTATTCGCATGGCGGCGCATCTACTACTGAAACTTGGGCTAAAAAATATAATTCAGAGAGTTTATCTCCCAAAAGTGATATTGAATTAAATCGAAAGCTTTTACGTGAGCGCAGCAGAGATTTGACAATGAATGCACCAATTGCGACGGCGGCAATTAATTCTGCAAGAACGAGTTGTGTTGGTTCTGGGTTGGTGCCAAAACCCAAAATAGACTATGAATTTCTGGGCATGGCAAAAGAGGAGGCAGTACAGCTTCAGCGCAAGATAAAAAAAGAGTTTGCAATATGGGCGGAAACGACGCTTTGTGACACTTGCGATCTGAATAATTTCTATGAATTGCAGCAAATTGCTTTTAATGATTGGCTAAAAAACGGCGAAGAATTTGTTCTGATTGAGTATGAGAAAGATATGGAATGTATGCCATATCAGCTTCGGCTTAGATTGGTGTCCGCTGACAGAATCAGTACACCAGACAGTTTGGATGGGGATTATGATGGTTATGACAAGGTGCTTCCTGATAAGAATATAATTATGAATGGAGTTGAGATTGACTCTAAAGGTAAAGTTGTGGCGTATTATGTCTGTTCAAACTTTCCAGGAGAGTATTCTTTAAAAAATCCTAAGTGGAAACGCATTGTAAAAAGAGGCAAACATACAGGCAATCCGAATATATTGCATATATTTAATGCAGAAATTGCGGAACAATACAGAGGGGTTCCTTTTTTAGCTCCAGTGATCACGACAATTAAACAGATAACAAGATATACTGAGGCGGAAATAATGGCAGCAGTAATTAATTCTATGTTTGCAATCTTTGTCAGCTCAGATGAGGAAGAACCAGTAGAAGGTTTTAGTGGCGAAGATGATGAAGACTGGCATCTTCCAGGACAGGAAGACAGCGAGGATGAAATTAAGCTTGGTTCTGGAATTATAAATTTTCTAAAAAAGGGAGAAAAGGTTGAAGCAGTAGAAACAAAACACCCAGCAGGAAATTATGATGCGTTTGTGCAGGCAATGGCCAATATGATTGGTGCAGCATTGGAAATCGCGCCAGAAATTTTAATGAAGAAATTTACTAAAAATTTCAGTGCATCTAAAGGAGCGCTAAATGAAACATGGCGCTCTTTTAAAATGCGTCGAAAATGGTTTGTTGACGATTTCTGTCAACAGGTGTATGAATTATGGTTTGCAGAAGCGGTAAGCAAAGGCAGAATACAGGCGCCAGGTTTTTTTACAGATCCATTAATCAGAAAGTCCTATACAAATGCTACATGGAATGGTCCGGCACAAGGCTGTTTGGAGCCAACAAAAGAAGTGGCTGCGGCGGTGACTCGAATTGAAAATGGTCTATCTACTCGCGAAGATGAATGTGCAGCGATAAATGGCAGTGACTTTGAGGACAATATACGTACATTGGCTAATGAGAATGCGCGCTTGGTGGATGCGAAAAAAATATTTAATGAAGAGGAGGGACCAGTAAAAGATGGCGAAGAAGATTAATGTAAAAGGCCCAATCATATCCAATGACAGTGCATGGCTTTATCATTATTTTGGGTGGGATGCTACCAGTCCAAGTATGATTGCGGAGGGATTGGAAGAGGCGGCTGGTGAGGATGTAATTATCGAAATTAATTCTCCTGGTGGTATTTGTATTTATGGATATGAGATGTATACAGCAATTATGAATTATGAGGGTAATGTAACAGTGCATGTGATCAGTGCAATGTCTGCGGCAACGTTGCTTGTATGTGCAGCAGATAAAGCATTGATATCGGATACAGGTATTTTTATGATTCATAATACGCAGTCTTATGCAGCGGGAGATTATAGAGACTTGCAGATGGAAGCGGATGCGTTAAAGGAATTTAATGCAGGTATTATCAATGCATATGTTAGAAAAACGGGAAAAAGCAGGGAAGAAATACAATCCCTGATGGACAACAATAGTTATATGAGTCCACAGACAGCAATTCAACATGGGTTTGTTGACGGATATCTTTTTGGTGATCCAAATGCAAAGGAGGGGAGACAAGAGATTACTCCAACAAGTATTGTTGCTGCTGATATTCCAATTATTCCTGAAGATACAGCAAAAAATCTTATTCAGTTAATTGTAAATGCAGAGAAAAACGATCAAGTGATGGCATTGCAGTGTAGTGAAAATAATGAAAAGAAAGGAAAGAGCAATATGACATTAAGTGAATTTTTAAAGGAAAACCCAGAAGCACAGGCAGAAATTGAAACGATAAAAACAGAAGCAAAGACAGAAGGGCAGAAAGAGGAGAAGGAACGTATAAAGTCTCTTGATGCAATTGCTGGAACGGTGACAGCAGAAATGCTAAGAGATGCAAAATATGGCGAAAATCCGATTGACGGGCCGGCACTTGCATATAAAGCAATGGTGAATGGTGAAAAACTGGCAACTGCGTATATGACTTCGGCAATGAAGGATTCGGAGGAATCTGGAGTTGGTGCAGTGGGGGGTGGCATACCAGATGCTGGGCAGGAACAAACAGACGAGTCTGATGAGATGTCAGCATATATCAATAAGAGGAAGGGCGGAAATTAAGATGGCATTACTTAATAAGATGGCATATACAGTAGAAAAGGACAAATTGGTTTATGATGCAAAACATCCGATTGATGCAACGGCAGTACAAGTCACTGTTGGAGTTGATGCAGATGGCATATTAAGACGGGGGCAGTTGCTTGACTGCGAAAATGGTGTGTACAGTATTCATAGTGAAGGCGGAATGCCTAGTGCTATCATCGCTGAGGATACAGAGTATGCATCTGAAGATATGGAAATAATCGTTCCTGTTTATATTAGTGGTACATTCCGAGCAAGTGAGGTTATTACAGAACCAGAAATTACTGTTACGGATATTGAAAATCTCAGGAGTAAGGGAATTTATTTAAAATAAGGAGGAGTGAAAAATGGTAGTTGAGACCTACAAATTGATTAAGACAATCAAAAAAATGTATCCGGTTGTTTTGTTTTTTAAAGATCGGTATTTTCCAGATGGACAGACATATTATTCAGAAAAAGCACTCATTGAGTCTAAAAAGGGTGGACGAAAAGTTGCGCCATTTGTGATTCCGGTTGTTGGTGGAATCGTTATGGATGCGGAAGGATATAGGGCTGATTATGTGAAAGCTCCATATATTGCACCGAAAATGCCAATTACTGCGGAGGAGCTGGAACAAAAAGCATTTGGAGAAGCACCAGACTCTGGACGAACTCCTGCATCAAGGGAAAATGAAATTCAATCAGAACACATGGATGATATGAGAATGGCTATTTATCGCAGACAAGAACTTATGTGTGTGGAAGTGATCACTACTGGAAGAGTAGTGATGAAACATTTTGCAACTGCAGATGACGCAATTAGAGATGAAAACTATCAGGTAAAAATACTGCAGTTTTATGATGATAAATTTGAAAATGTATATAAGTTTTCAAAACCGTGGCTGGATATGAGTGCAGCAGAGAAGATACGTGAATTTTATAAGGTTGCTCTTATTCTTAGAAAAAGAGGGGTGCGTGCGACGGATATTGTCATGACAGGAGATGTGTCTATGCAGCTTATGTCTGATGAGAAATTTCTTGATTTTTATGACAAACTGCATGTCAAGACGGGCGTCATTGACCAGAAACAACTGCCAAGTGGTGTAGCCTGCAATGGTACGATTAATGTAAATGGAGTGTTATTTACACTATTTACATATGATGAAGTGTACGAGGATCTTGATGGACAGATTAGAGAAATGTTACCTAAGGGGACTCTTGCATTTTTGCATCCTAATATGGGAGCTACAGCATATGCACAGGTAACATTTGTAAAAGGTTCAGGATTTGTATCTCATGCAGAAAGAATCGTTCCCCGAGTTGTTGTTAGTGAGACCAATAATATGATTGAGGTACAGATGTTTTCAAGACCAGTTCCTTATCCGCTGGATTGGGAAGGGTGGTTAATTGCTAATATCTATGATTCGGTCGAACCTTCTGATGACGAGACAGACGAAGGCATAGACACACATATGGACGATATGCCAGGCGTCGAGTTAAAGACAGCAGCAGAGATTGGAGCAATGACCAGAAAGGAGCAGGTAATTACTTATGCAGAGTCGATTGGCTTGAATGGTTTGACAGCGGATTCTAAACTTGATGAATTAAAAGAAGCGGTTCTGCGATATCAGGATGAAATATAGTTTGATAAGTGGAGTGGAGTATGATAAAAGCAATTGCAACAATTGTTGTCGGAGATAAAGTCTTCCAGCCTGGACAAGTAGTGCTTGGATTGTCTTCTATTGATAAAATATGGATGCAGAAGGCTGGATATATTGCAGAAACTGTGAATGGCAGGAAAAGTTTAAGGACAAAAACTATAAATACAGGTCAGAAAGAAGCTGATGGAAATGAACTTTAAAGAGGCTTATCAGGACGATTTGGCAAATTTGTTTTTCGATGAGGAGGAATTGGCCAGCAGGCATAATATTGATGGTGTTGAGTACACGATCATTCTAATGGACATGGAGAATCAAGGGGCACGAAAGTATTATGGACGTGCAAAATCAACGTTTAATCAAAAGGAAACTGCAATAAATCTAGTCAAATATATTGTTTATATTAGAGAGTGTGATGTAAAGAGAAAGCTTACGACGAATGCATTGATTAATCTGGATGGGAAGAAATGTTTTATTCAGGACGTTCGGTTACAGGAAGGCATATACATACTGACACTTGGTATTTATGCTGTGGTAGTGTCAAATAATCTATGAAAAAACTGAGTCAAAAAATAGGCTCGAATGAACC